CTCTTCATGGCTTCCACCCTCGCCTACTACTGTAACTCCATCACTAAATACTCCACCATTAGTTAGAGCATCTGGGTGAGTAGTTAAAGAGTCATAAGCTCCTGTATATAAAGTACCTATAGGTGCATAGTTTTCATCATAACTATACCCCATGTAACCACCATCTGCGTGCCACTTTCTTGCATTAGCTGCAAATGTAGCTCTCTTTCTTACAGCAGGTGAACTACTTCTTTTACCTTTAGCTATGCAAGCAGAAGTAACCTTTCCACCACAGTATTTAGTAAACTTACCTCTATTAGCTTTCTTAATATGAATACCACCTCCATCTTTGAATGTATTCATAGGTGAAACAGTTAAAGTTTGTTCTTGAGCAGGTGCAATAGCATTTTGAATATTAGAACCTAAGCTGCCACCAATTATAGAATTAGTATTAAATAACTCTCCACCAAAAGCCTTCTTTCTAAGTGAAGGGTACTTAGCTAATACCTTAGCTCTAACACTACTATCACCATGAAGTCCTGCTAATCTAAGTGCATCTCTGGCATTAGCCTTAGTTGGTATAGGATAGCTTCTATGTGGACCTGCAAAGTCATCAGCAGGAACCATTGGATATGGTTTCTTCTTGGAACCATAGTCCTTATCTCTGGATAAGTTGCCACCCTTTGCAAAGTAATCTACACCAAACTCTGATACTTCAAATGAGTTGGGCATAGATGGCATTCTGAATTTACTCATAGCATCTAATTGTTTATTGTTTAAAGCTTTAGTAGCCAATTCATAGTCAATAACACCTCCCCCAAGCACACCACCAAATGCTGAGTAGTTAGCTAATAGATTGAAGTCATTCTGTTTATCTATATTATCAGCTCTAAGTTCAAATGAACTCATTGCTCTTTCATTAGCTTCTTTAGCTTGTTGATTAAGTTTCTTAGCTTTCTTCTTAGCTTTTCTGTTACCAGTAAGCCAACCTGCAAGTGAGGAACCTAAGCCTACTACACCTCCTACAATAGCACCAATTGGACCACCAACAGATGCTCCAGTAGCAGCCCCTTGACCAGCAGCTCCAATAGTATTAGTAACTCTCTGACCAGTACTTCCACCTCTAACATCCTTCCATGTATAGTCATCTTTAGATTTGTTCCAAGAACCCCATTCACTCATAAGTTCATCGTTTGATGATGCACCTACTACCATATTCTTTTGAGCTTTAATACCTTCTTCTTGAGCACTAGTATCAGCTATCTGAGCATTAGATAGACCTGCATTTACTATAGTTCCAACAGAGGAACCTATACCCCCAATACTACCCAATCCACCACCTCCACTGGCAGAAGTACCAACTGATTGCATTCCTACAGAACCTGATGCACCTCCTTGACCTAATGTAGTAATCTTAGATAAGTCAGTTGTATTAGCTAGGGATGCAAGACTGCCAACTGGCCCTCCATCTGCAAATATATTTAATGGTCTATTCTTTCTTCTTATAATTCTCTTGTTAGCCATAGCATATCTTTAATTTGTTGCAAATATAAGTAGAGTTATTGAGATTACAAAGCCTTTAAATAAAAAAGAAAGGGTAGACAACTAAATTAGTTTATCTACCCTAACTATTATTATACAAAGTAATGTATTGTCATATCATGGAACACTGTTCTATATGTATTAGGTGTTTCAGTTGATAGTTTAACATATGCCCAAGTATTTCTAATTCTATCTCTATTATTAGCTGGAATACCATTAATAGGTGTATTAGCTCTTGGTATATTAGCTCTCCATATCCTGAACTTTCTCTTTAAAGGAGAAGGTCTTCCATTTAAGTCAGTTAATGTTACTCTACCATGTTGATACTCATTATATACATCAAGTGTATCATAAGTTTTAGTAGGAGCAAGGTTATCACCATCATAAGCATCAGCTCTAAATTCAACAGTATTGAATATCTTATCAGCAGGCTCATCAGCATTAGCTACTACAGTAATACTATAAGGTTTATACTGACCAAAGAACATGTTGTAATCACCATTAAACTGTTGCCATAGTTTGTTGTTATTGAAAGCATAGAATTCACTGCCTACATTAAACATAGCTGGAACCTTTTCATAACTCATGAAAGAAGTAAACTGACCTATTAACTCTGAGTAACATAGACACCAGTTGTTATTAACAAAGTACACATCATTGTTATTCTTATCATAGAATCCTCTAAAGTTCTCATAAGTAACAGGGTTCCAGTTTATATGAGTATTATTTTCATTAACCCATTGTCTCATACCAAGACTATCTGAGATTGACTTCACTTCTCCATTAAACAGATACATTGAATTAGTTTCATTATCAATGAAGTAAAGACCAGAAGGAGACTCAACTATAGACCACTTATTACTACATCCTATAGTATTGCTAACATATCTCTTACCACTAACTTTCATACCATTAGTGATTTCAATAGGCATACCATCAGATGCAGGTATCTGTACTCTTGAGTTAAATAAGATGTTACTGAATCCTTTTCTTTGGAAGCAGAATATCTCATTGTTATAAGTATTCAATGATATTACTTCACCCTTATCTCCATCAAGGTCTAGAGTAGATGCCATAGTAATATTAGTCCAAGTATCAATAATGCTACCTAATTGCTTCTCCTTAGTCCAAGTAACTGTATTAGGGAAGTAGTTTAGGTTAAACTTACTATGATTGATACCTCTATAGTTAAAGAAGTTATTCTTCTGACTATACACCTTGTTTACTTTGTTGAAGTTTTCAGGAGTCATTGTCAAGTTATTGAGCTGACCTCTATTTCTATCATATCTACCTTCAATGTTTACTCTTGTCTCACACATGAATGATACAATCTCAGTAACACTATTCTGGTCCTCAAGGGTATAAGAGTATGTCTTAAGGCAGTCATATCTTTCAAGAAAAGTATCACCTTCTGTATATGTAAGGCTAGCATAACTTACAGGAGTTCCATCTGCATTAAGAAGATTAATAGGCTCTCCACCAGGAAGCCATATATTATTCTCAAATGCTTCTTCTGTCTGACCACCAAATCTATTAGTAATATTATCATTATATAACTCTGCAAGATATAAGTAACTATAGTTATTATCCGTTAGGTTACTTGTATATTCAGAGATTACATCTTGAAATACACCATCATTTATCTGAGTCTTACTTTCACTAATAGATTTAGCTGTAGGATTCCAGAAGAAGTGATTAATACCTCCTTTAGGTACATTAGCATCATTAACATTCCAATAGTCTGGATAGTCAGTCTCTCTATTAGTAGGCATTACTATCTGTCTGCCATCAGTAGCATAGTTTAATGCAAATACAGCATGAGGAGTTGATTTATACTTCATTCTTACAGCATCAGTACCATTAGGTACTTCTGTAAGAGTAGCACCATCACTTCTCTTTACAAACTGTATAGGGAATGTACCTCCAGTAAACAGTTGATGAGCAAGAGATTCAGCAGTATTAACACCAGTCACAACTATAGGATAACCATTCTTTCTATTGAATTCCTCAGTTTTTGGGCCATCAAGGAAATCAAATGTAAGTGAATAAGCATCATCAACTCTAGTTGCTGCAATTACTTTATCTACATTACCATAATAGTTCAAATCTCCAAGATTTGAGTTAGCAGGGGCTGGTATTCTTACTAAAGATTGTTCATTTGAGTTGAATATACTAACACCAGTAATGCCAGTGTGAGTTGCATCATTAGCCTTATATGCCAGCCAAGGCTCATTAAAATATTTTGAGAATGAGGAGAATTTCAAGTTAGAAATCTTCTTCTTATCAAGCATTGCAGTTCTAGAACCCTCAGTAACAGGACCTTGATTATTTAGAGAACCATTTCTATGCCAAGCATATACAAAGAATGATTCTGTATATCCGTGGTCATCATCTACATTCTTCATATTAGTCATCTTATCAAACCAGAATGCACCAGAGATAAGATTCTTCAATCCATGATATGAATTATTCTCAGAACCTATAGTCTCCTTATGGAATCCCATCTTGCTTGTATCATTAGCAGGAGTTGAGGTCTGTATATCTATTTCAGAAGCATTAGCTGTAATAGGTACTACACCTACTATTCTTAGCTTAAGACCTGATGAATCTAAGTTCTGAACTCCTTCATCAAATTCAATATCTGGTGAATGAAGTGTAAGTATATTCTGGTCTACAAAGAAGTATTCAGCATGACTTGCTGTATAACTATTCAACTCAGAACCTTTACTAGCAGTATATGGACCAGCAGGTGTATTAGCTATACATTGTATCTCAGCATTTCTTTCCCAGTTGTTAGGAACTGGTTTATTATGTCTGAACTCAGCCCATGCCCCTTTGTTAACTATATCAATAAGAATAGTCTTTGCTGATGGAGTTCCTGGGTCTATAGTAAGAATCGCATTCTTATTACTGATTACTGCTGCCTTAGACTTATCATAGTCTCCAAATAAAGTACCAATACCATTCCAGTTACTTTTATTTCTTTCAATATCAAATGCTAGATTAGGTCTTGCAAACCATGAAGATTGTGCAAAAGGTGAATTGCCAAATCTATCTCCTATATTGTAAACAGTAGGACATAGAATACCTTGTGCAACTACTTCTCTATCTATAAGAGTAGGATATACTACTACACCTCTAGCTCTTATGAAACCTTGTGCAACTACCTTATTGATTATATCAGAGTTTAATGAATAACTAGCTTGAACAGTTGTTAAAGCACCATTATAAGATGGTGATATTCCATATCCCATGCCTCCTGAGGCTGGTCCATTATAAGCATCATTAATCCATATTGGTTCTGACCACTTACCATTCTTATACTGAAATTGTACACCAAATCTGTACCACTCAAGATACTTGAAGGATTTAATCTTAGAGCCTAGGTATAGGCTATTCTTATAAGGATAATATCCTGCTGTTCTTACATAGTTACCTACATATCTTTGATTAAAGCTAATATTACCACCTTTAATAGAGTTAATAATATCAGGTCCAACTAGCTTTCTCTTTATATCAGCATTACCTAAAAATAGTGTATTATCCTTTTGAGTCATAGTACCAAATACTACTTCTTCACCTCCTACATATAGAAGTTCAGTAGGGTCAACACTGGTTCCAATAGTGCCATTATCAGTATAAGTAAGTGTCTCACCTGCTCTTACATTAGCTGCATTAATAGGCAAATCAACTACATTTAATACATTAGGAGTAGCATCTATACTTGCTCTATGTATTGAATACACTCTTATATAATCAAATCTTGTATCAGGATTAGCTATAGTAATAGTGAAGCTGCTACTAACTTTCTCTTCTGGTGAAGCTCCTCTACTTGCAAAAGAAATATACTGTATAGGGGAAGTATAGAATATGTTACTCTCTTGACCATACTTATTATAGTATGTAAAAGCATATTGTATAACTCCAGAGGAGAAAGAACCACTAGCTAAGTCATCTCTTACTACAGTTACAGTCTCTTTTAATTCAAGGTCCTGTACAAAGTCAAATGAACTATCATTCCAACTTCCACTAACAGTGCTATCAGCTACAATGTTTATAACTCTAGACTGATTTAACCCATCTATCCAATATACTTTCTGTATGTTATCATTCTCATATACACTGATATTCTCAATAGGATTATTGACATTAAAGTTCAAGTTACCTTCATAAAGAAGCTTGCCTTCAAAGTAAGTCTGCTTATTCTCCAACCTATATATCCTATCCTTATCACCAGTAGTAAACAAAGTAACATAGTTATTCAAGACATTATATCCTATGAGAGTACCTAGCACTTGAAGAGGATTACCATTAGAAGTGAGGATGGATAACTCAGAATTACCTCTTTCATTAGTAACTGTTAGTAGAGTTGAGTTATCTCTTGTAGTTATTCTAATGTTCTTACATTCATATGCAAACTCTGGATTGAACTTTGAGACTGTTAAGTCTCTAGTCATACCTTTAATTATATGTTGTTCTTGTTTAAGCATAATCTTTATCTTTGGTCTTTCCAATACTCTCTATTACCTAGAGGCTTAAAGCCTTTTCTAAACTCATTGGTTCTAGGTAATAGTTGATTCATCATATTACTAATAGCTTCCATTTCACTAACAGAAGGCAGAATGAATTCAGTGTTAAGTTGTCCAACTTTCCACGCATATTCTTGCTGTACATTCTGCAATACTGCTGGTGCTATTTTACCCATATCAAACTGAATAGTGAACCATTCTTTCTTTATATATAACTCTAGTGCTTTAAGGAATATAGAGTTATCAGGTATCATAGGTAATCCTTCTTCATCTACTGGAATAGCTCTATATGCTATAGCTATCTTACCTTCCTTAAAGGAAGTATATATGATATTACCTTGTGTCTTAAAGGTTCCTTCTTGTCTCATTATAGGTTTCTTTTCATCATGTATTAGGTGAAAAGTATCAGTAGTAGCCCTAAGAGAGGTGTTATTCTTTACATCCTTTACTTGTCTTATAGCTATTAAATCACATGGTAAAGAAGCTCTATAATTATCAATATCTACAGTTACTACCTTATCAAGATATATAGGAGGTAAACCTAAAGTTCCTATAAAGTCTATAGTATATTGTATAATTGCTTCAAAAGTCAAATCTGTCATTAAAGGATGTCTAGTTAATCTATCTGCGATAATGCGAAGACTTATATAATTTATCTCATTTACCATATTTGTATCTCCATTTACTATTTAATGTTTTGTTTCTAGTACCTCTACAGCATTCTGTTATCTTAGAAGCTGCACTTTTGCTTTTACTGTAGAACTTTGCAGCATCTATAGCAGACCTAAAAGTTTTAATTATATTAAGGTTATCATCAAGTTGTTCTACAGCTTTACAATAGCATTATAGAAAGATTTGCAGTTAATATAACCCTTACCTTTATTCCATCTCTTCTCTATAGGTTTAGATGTAATGCCTATATACACCTTCCCTGATGGGGATATATGCCTGTACACAGTCCAAATTTTAGTCATATCTTTTATTTTTATCTAGGTACATTGCTTCAATCTTTCTATCTTTAATGTTCTTCTTAAGCCTTTTCTTTAGCTCTCTATTAACACTAAACTCATAGAATGACTTATTGATATAGTTAGCTTTACCTCTGTTATAATAGACTTTAAATATCTCTTTCTCTTCTACTCTAATAAGAGTCTTAGCGTTGAAAGATTCTTCATCTTCATACCATAATTTAAGAGTTCTATCCCAGTCAATAGGCAGGTTAGTTACTAAGTTACCTTTAGCATCTAACCTAATTTCCCCTGCTGTCTTTCTTATCTCAAGTCTTCCCATTCTATAAGGCAAAGTTACTTCTTCACCATTTACTAAGTTATCAGCTAGTAATTCATTAACTCTTCTAGTAATAGAGAAGTACTGAGATTCAGTTAATCTATACCCAGTACTACCATAGCCATTCTTTCTATAATGCTTGTAACCATCATAGATACCCAATGACCCTCTGATTTTGTGAGTTCTTGGCTTATCTACCTTTAGTATGCTACGTCTAAACTCTTCTAGTGTCATTACTTCTTAGGATTTAGGTCAGACATATCATCATCAGCATTGTTCTCCTTATCTTCTGGCATAAACTCTGAACTTCTTAATTCCTTAACTACAAGCTCAATAAGAGGAGGAATTAGAGAAGCTTCTAAAGGAAACTCAGCATCAAGTAACTCACATATTCTACCATTTTCATCACATTGTAATCCAAAGGTTTCCTCAGCATTCTCAAATAAAGCTGTTATTCTTACCTTTTCAAGGTAGAGATATTGAGGGTTGCTAGACTTGAAGTATAGATAGTTATCTGGTGCCAGAGAGCAATAGATTATATTATTCAAATACTTGTTATACCCTACATACTTCATTCTATCTCTACTTACATAAGTTATCTCACCTTGGTAATAGTCCACTGGATATACTCTTGGTTGTTTAATTCCCATCATATATGGGATTTTATTCTTAGACCTTAGATATACCCCACCTTCACAGACCTCACCTGAGATTGCAGGTACTTCTATCAGGTCTAGACATATAGTACTAAAGTTACTCTCAGGTATGAACTTCTTTATATCAGAGTATCTCTGCTTTAGAATAAATGTTCTAAATTTACTGATAAGAAATATCAAATGGTCCTCAGTATAGTATGAATCATCACTTAGAAGCTTTAACTCATCTATACACATATATACTATTTCTCTCCATGTATTCATACTAATACTATTATAAAATTAAACTCCTGCAAATATAAGTATTTCTACTGATATTCACAAGAGTTTAATAGGTTTTATTTACTGGCTATAAGTATTATGCTTCTATTCTTATCACATTTGTTTCATCAACTCTGAGAATATTATCCTCAGTGATTCTAGTAATGTAGTTAATCTTAGTCTTATGGAATAGTGTATCATCATTAACATAACTTGGAAAGTCAATTAGACAGGTAGTTCCACTTAAACAATAGATAGCATTAACTATAGACCTAAGGTCCTTTTCATCTATATATTCACTGAATACATTTAGTACATCATCCAGTGCAAGTAATGCTAATAGCTTGTTTACATCACCATAACTTCTATAGCCGAATTGAGCTAATGAAGTGAAGTATCTAACTACAGCATCATAAGAAATATTAGTCATTTCATCCATAGCAGCTACAATTTGTTACTCTAGTTATTGTACCTATCTTATTCTTAAAGTATTTATTCCAATACTTAATAGCTTGAGGATAATTACCAGTTCTTATACATAACTCAAGTGCTTTTATTCTTAAGGATAAGTCAATGAATTCTTTAGGTATTTCACAGTTATTCTCTATCTGTTTAACATACTTCATCATGCTTTGATAAAGAGGATATAGATTAGTTACAGCTCCCATAATCATGGGATTAGTTGTACTACAAGGAGCATCTGCTGAGGGAGTTCCAGTAGCTATCACATACACAAAGAACATAGTATCATTAAGAGTATTGATATTAAAATCACTTGCTTGTAATCTAAGTCTTATATTCCTCATTTGATGAGTACCATAAGTGAAACAGTATGATTTATCTTCCTCTTCAAGCACTGGATTACAACTGCATTCCTCAGGAAGAGAGTAAGTTAAATCATAGGCATCAGCTACTTTAAGTTTATATACAGGATTAGAGCTAGGACCATTAGGTACATATGTATCTTGTGTATCTATAACCACACTATCTAAGATTATATCATCATAGAAGTCTTGATTATCAACAGAGGCATCTATAATTAGATACTTATCATCTTGGGTTATCCTTAATTCGTTGAAATGTAACATGGTTATTTAGTTTTAATTATAAAAAAAAAAGAGCATAGAATCAACTATGCTCTTTATAATTAGCTCATTTAAGTTGGGTCAACTGGGTCTGCAATTGTTAAACCAGATGCAGTGTTGATTGCTTCAATCAGAGCCTTCATTGTAGTGTGATTACCATCATTTACAGTTACCAGAGTGATTGTTCTAGGAGACTTTTGTACATCTTCTGCACCACCTGCCCAGTAATAACTGATGTCCAGAGTATCATACTTCTGAGTTGGGTCTACCAAGTAAGTAGTATGAGTAACATTAGGCCATCCCATGTTTCTGTAGAAGTCACCTCTAGCACCCATTGTGAAGTATTCAAGGTCTGCAATATCATGACCATTCTGTACAGAATTAATAGGAGTTACTGTAGTAACTGTACCCCAGATTCTTTCATCACCTTCAAAGGTAATATTAGTTGGTTGTACTGCAAAAGGAATGTAACCTTGAGGCATAACACCTAAAATCCAATCCTGTGCTACCTGTTCAATTTGAATACCAGTATAAGTACCAGTCAGAGTAGCAGGGTCAGTGTCAATGGTTACTGTTGTATATGCAGTACTACTCTCTACTAGATAGATTGTTACTAGTGGAGTAGCTTCTCTTGCTATGTTTCTAGCTAAAGAAAGTGCCATAGCTTTGTAAAAGTCTGATGCTGTCATACCACTAACTGCATGTACCATACCAAATTTCCAGTATTGGTCTTCTGGTGATAAACCTACATACTGTCTGAAAGCAAGTCTCAACAGATAATCCTGTCCAGCTACTGGTGCTCCACTATTGATAGTAGAGTCTAGAACTACTTGGTATCTATCTAACTTCTTAACTAAAGCCTGAGAAGATGTAAATTTTGCATAAGTGATATTCTTGATGTCAATCTTATCACTAGATTCAATAACACCAGCAGGGCTAAAGTACTGGAAGTACATTGTAGATTTAGCTGTATCTGCCTTAGGCAGAATGTCACCAGCAGCAGCTAGTTCAGTAACTTCTGCCTTTAGAGCTTTTACGACATATAAATGTCTTACTTGATTTACGGAATAAGTTGCCATAAATAAATTGTTGTTTAGTTAAACGTATTGCTTATTAATAAGCTATTGATTATTCTCTTTGTTTGCATACTGAGCCTTACTCATCAAGGCAAGTCTAACTGCTACTTCAACTATCAAGTTATGAATATTACTATTCAATACACATTCCATTGGTTGTGAATAACCTGATATGTTTAAGTCACCTAAGTTAGTTAATATAATAGGTGTAGGCTTAGTGATATAGTTACAATGATACTCACCTATCTTAAACTTTGATATAAGTTTAATGGCATTATTAACATCAACTCTTAAGACTCTCTTTTCTGATGGACCTTTAAATGGGTTCCTTTTTATCTTATAAAGTTCATCTTCTCTAACTGGTGTTACTAAGGAGTATGTACCATTTAAACAACCTAATGTTTCATCACTTAACTTGCACTCTTCATAGGTAATAAACCATAAACCTTGTGGCATTACAATTGATGCAGTAGTAGAAGGAACAGTAATTTCTTGTGTGAACTCTTGAACCAATTCAGCTAAGTATCTTCTAGCTTCCTCAGTAGACTCAAAGGAGAGTCCTAATGAGTTTCTACCACTATACAAGTCTATAACCAAGCTATCTTGAGCTTTAGTCAGAAAGACTGACTTCTCATACTCAGAGAATGCAAGAGGGTCTGTTGTTCCATCAACTGGTATAATAGAGTAAGAGTTAAGCAGAACATCAAACTCAGCACTAAATTGTTCTATATTCATAATTACTCACTTCTTTGACCTAGTTCAATAGTAGCTTTAACATCACTTTCATAAGCAGCTTTAGCTAGTTCAACAGCTCTTTGAAGTATCTCTTGATGTATAATTGGATTCAATTCACATTCAGAAATAGTACCAATACCATTGATAGTTAAGTTACCATATTCAGAAGAAAGGTCTGCTGTTATGATAGGTGCAGGTTTTCTAATGTACCTCAATAGATACTCAGCAATTGTTTCATTACTATTGACTATAAGCTCAGTAGAGATTTTCTCACTTGAAGTGCTTATGATTCTCCATGCTTGGTACTTAAGAGGTTCCTTGTATGGCTTAGACATTAATCTAGTGTACTCAGCATAACTAATAGGAATCACTTGTTTGGTTCCTGTGTTGGTAGAGACTGCTTCATTAATGACTATAAATAAGTCAGAAGGCAAGTCAAATACCTTAGCCCTCTTATCAAGAGTAAGAGGAGAAGTTGTGCTAGGTGTACCTTGTGCAACCTTAATAAGCTTTGAGAAATCTATCTGTCTCTTAGGTGAGTCATCCATTCCTTCTCCATACTTGTTACCTTTAGGGTTAAAGTAGTTCTTGACTATTTCCTCTTGGCCTTTAGTCAAGAACACTGATTTCTCATATTCATTTAACCCAGGAGCAGCATTGCTCATTATGTTGTTATAGAGTACATCAAATTCACTACTGAACTCTATGTGGTCCATATTATTACTCTTTTAGTTTAGCTTCAAGACTGAACTTAATAGGCTGGTTCTTAGGTGATGCTAAGAACTTAGCTGCTATATTAAAGGTTGGGTCTTCGTTGTTACCACATAAAGGAGAACCATCTTCTCTTAGATAGAAGAAGCCACCTCTATTAGATACAAGACCTGCTTCAACTGCTCTCTTAATAGTTACCTTAGTAGGTAATAGAGGGTCTGTAATAACTTTTAAGAATAGCTTAGCATCAGCTTGAATTAGCTTGTTTACTTTTGTTTGTAAGAACTCTACCTTAGTATTTACAGCTAATGGTCTACCATCAATAGTCTCAATAATAGTTCTCAATGTATCAGCATCATTTTCATATTTACCATATTCCATGTATGCTTGCATTGTAGCTGACATCTCTTGTCTAGCATTAGAAGTTTCTTCACCTTCCTTGATAAGAACAAACTTATATGTTGCCTTTGGAATGTCTTGAAGAGCTTGCAGTGAAGGAGCTATATCATCCTTATTAGCTAGCAATATCTTATACTTAATGTATTGTTCTGGGTCTGATAGGTCTAAGATGTTATCTTGTTTAAGCAATCTAACTTGTCTATTTGACCAATAGTTATTTTCCTTCTTATATATAGATAAAGCATTATACTCTAAACCCATAATATACTCAAGGAATTCCTTTTCTTCATCAGTAAGAACATTAACCAATCTACCAGATTCTAACTGTGGAACTGTGAAATACTTTACTGCATTCTCAGCCATACCACCATATAGAATGTGCTTCGGATTAGTTACTATACCACTCTCTTTGGGTACATATCTTACTATAATTCTTTCATTTCTTAAACAACTTACTGGTTCTCCCAGTGTTGCTACTTCTCTCTTTCTACCTTTTCTTACAGGCAATTGTGGTTCTTCTTCCTCAGGCATCTGAGGTACAATAGATGTTTCACTGTTAATGCTCTCTAAGTCAAGTTCTTCTTCTACTCTCTTACTTGCCATATTTACTTCTCCATTAATTAGTTAAAAAGAAAAGGGGAGGAGTTAACCTCCCCTTGTATCATTATCCTTGCAGAATTGAAGGAATAAGTGACATTGTTCTAGTTGGGTCTAGTACTAATGTACCTAAAGTTGCCATTCTGTGGATAACAGCAGAGTCCTCATCATAAGACATATTAGGATTACCCATCTGTCCAGTGAAAGGATTTCTGAATCCCCATTGATAACCTCTGAATTCTTCTTGACCCTTAATCTTACACTTTTGAATATTAGGTTGGTCCATAGTACCAATATACCAAATATCAAATCTATAAGAGAAAGCAGGTCCACCTTCTGGGTGAAGAATCTTATTTCTTACAGGGTCATCATAGAATGGGTCAACATCAAGTGACACTATAACACCATTAGGTGCTCTCCATTCAGTTACCTGATAATCAGTTACTGCAATAGCATTCTGAGCAAAGTTACTTGCAACCTTAGTATAGATTGGTGGGTTCTGAGTTGAGATGATTGGCATCCATCCAGAAGTAGTCTTCTTAGCTTCTCTGTTGAATAACAGAGCGCCTCTTTCACCAGTCTTGATGATGAACTTTCTATCACCAAATCCTAACTTAGAAGCGGATAGTTCATACAGAGCATCTAGCAACAGTTTCATCAGACCATTAGTATCATTGTAATACATAGTGTTAGCCACTTCTGTTTGCTCAAAGATACCAGCACCAGTCTTGATTACATTACCAGACTTACCAAAGTTCATGTATTCGCCATTGATATTTCTGTTAGAAGTACCAAAGGCCATTGCATTGTTCTTGTACTCGTCAAATTGAAGTTCAACTTCCCATTCTACATAGTGCATCCACTTGTTTGCAACATCCTTAACCTGTCTGCCACTAGCATCTCTATAAACCATAGGAATACCAACAGCTAACTTCTTATCAAGATTAGAACCAGGAGTCTTATGTTGAATTCTAATAGTAGTCCATTCGTTTCTCATAGAAACAGGACTAGTGAATCTAACATCACCAACCTTTCTTGAAAGTTCTCTTTCAACAGGTGCAAATTCAACAGAGTATCTTTCACCAGCAAGTAGTCTTTCAGCAGGAATACCCTTGCTGTTAGCACCCATTAGTTCAACCTTATATACACAGTTTGTACCTTCTGGTCTACCATCTGCAAGAATTCTTTGAGGGTAAACTTGATTTAAGTTACCTACAATAACTTCACCATCTGCAAACCAGTCTTCTGGGAATACAAGATAGAAAGGTGCACCACCTACACCAACATTACCTGATGCTGATGTAATAACTACGCCATCCTCATTTCTAGCTTCAATCAGAGGAATATTTCTTCTTGAAGAACCAATAACATCCCAGTAATATTCAGCATCATCCTCAAACACTTTAGTAGGGAATGAACTAAGGAATGTATCAAGTGTCTTTCCTCTGTGGAAAGCTAACAATTGCACCATTAGGCTAGTTGCCTTTTGAGGTGCTTTTTGGAAGATGGCGCCTAAGTGATTCTCAGTTGTCAACCCTTTCCAGTGTTGAAAACCAATCATTTGGAATTTACTTAATTTTCCAGCCATAATTTAATTGTTTAACAGTTTATCTTAAAATCTTATTTATACATCAAGTTCATAGCTAACCTTTGACTCTGGGTCATCACTAACACCTGATATGAAACTAAGACTTCCATCTGTATTTCTTCTAGTAGTGTTGATAGTGTGTTCCAGCTCTCTTAGGCTTTTCTTCACTTGTTTAGTAGCAGTTGGTTTAACTAGCTTATCTAAGTTTGTAAAGCCATCAGTCATAGTAAATAAGAGACCAATTTTCTTTAAGAAGTCTTGTCTATTATCTCTTTCATACTTCTGAATAGCTGTTAGATACTGCCCAGTTTCTGGGTCTTTGTAAACAGGTTTGCTGATTGAGTTATAGACCTTTTCTCTAGTAGTCTTATCTAACTCTAACCCTTTAAAGATTTCCTTCTCATCAAGAATAGACTTCTTTAACTCCTCTGCTTCCTTCTTTGTTCTTGCCTTTTCAGCTTCTTCCTCTGCTCTTGCTTCTGCAATCAAATCTTCATACTCTTGTTGAAAGTATTCTTTATTGCTTGCTAGTGCTTCCTTTGCATCTTCAACATCAGAGCCAGAGTTAAATGACTTTTGAGTCTCTCTTTGTGCTCTTTCTTTGCTAAATCCTCTATTAAGGAAGTCTTGAAAGATTAGTTGTTTTCTCAGCTTTTCTCCATTAGCTGACTCATCAGAGATAGCATCTTCTGTAATAGTATTAAGGTAGTTAATAGTACCTTCATACTTTCTTACTTCATCAGGTTCTACACCTACTTGCAATGCTTCATCAATTCTCTTCTGTCTTTCATCTAATTTAGCTTTAAGCTCATTCTCCATAGCTTCTGCAAAGTCTTCTGGAGTTTGAATCTTACTTAATGTTTCTTCATCAAGGGCTGAGAGAATACCTTCTTCTTTCAAAGCACTGGCAATGGAAGAGTAGAAGTTAGTTTTGGGAGAAGTACCAGTTTCTTCCTTAGAAGTGGTATCCTCTTTACCTTGTGTATCTACTTTCTCACTACCTACGCTCTCTGGTTCCTCAGTAAACAGTTCATCTGGGTTTACTTCTGGTACCTCAGTAGTTGGTTTTTCTTTATTTTCTTCCTCCTGTTGTTCAGGTGGAGTAACCTGTGTTTCTTCACTCCCATCACTAGTGAATAGGCTTTCAACCTCATCTGGTGATAGGATATTGTCCATGTCTAATCCTTCCATATAACTCTTCTCCTTTAATTAAACTATGCAAAGGTAAGTCAAAGATTTGAACTGTGCAATACCTTAAGTCTGATTGTAATTTGATTATAAGTAAAACACTTATAGTAATAGTAAAAGAGTAGGGTGTTGAGTTAATATTAACCACACCCTTTACTCTCATTATTCTATAGTCAGTTCTATTACTTCTCCTGCACTTTGAGCCTTCAATAATACAGTCATTAACTCATAGAATGTTGCTGTACTATTAATGACTTGACCTTTAATTTTGTTCTCTCCAACTAGGATACAACCTAATGTATCCTCAGCTTTATTACCTACATGTATTAGTACTCCTTCATACCCTTTTACATTCTCTAGTCTAGGAAGTATGCCTTTATATGGCTTAGCCCATGCTCTATCCTTGAACTTAGGACTTACAGTAGTCATATTAATACTATATGTACCTGTAGGAATTGCTGTTACCCCATACACCTTCTTAGCTTTAATCTCTTCAAGTGACATTTGACTTGTTAATCCTCTATCCTGGTCTTCCAAAGTGTCACACTCATAAACACCATTTATGAAGAGTTTTCCAATAGTATATCTAGGTCCTTTAAATATTCTTCTTAATAATAGTTTCATTAACTGCCAGATTCTACTAATGTTATATTCTTTAATACATCACCTGAGATTACCTCACTACCAGACTGAGTTACAAACCCTGTCTTTGATACAGACCAAGTAACTGTATGTCCTTTAGCTGCCCTAATACTCTTAGTAGTTGAACCATTGATAACTACTGTGGCATCAGCAGGAGTAGGGTTAATTGCAAAGGTAAACTTATCTGTTATTATAGATACTAGTTTACTATTAATTCTTTGCTGAATATCTATAATCTTACCTTCAACACTAGCATCTCTAATCACTAGAATTTGACCTTCTGCAATTAAGTTAGGGTCTCCTTCAAATACATTATAACTAATTAATCTCCTCATTGTTATCTACTTTAATTTTAATATCCTCTTTAACTCCACCAAGCAAATCTTCAACTGCCTTATCATCAACATACACCCTTTTGTTGCACCCCTTGGCTAAGCAAACATCATTAACCATCTTACCAACTACTTTCCTTAGCCTAATAAGCTCTAACCTGTTTTCCTCACTTATTTGAATGTACTCTTCTAATTGGTGTTTATAGTCAGTAACCAACTTCTTGTAGAACTCTAGTTGCTTCACAAGATTATCTAGTTGAGTTCCATCAACTTCTGCATTGGTTTTATTAACCTCAGCAGTATTCTTTCTTCTAGAAATCCATGCTGTAACTATAGTATTAACCAAGTTGGACCCAAGTACTAAACTAATAATCTGTATAGTATCCATTTCCATATCTATTCTATTATTTCTATAAACTTCTGTCTATCAGTTTCTGCATAGGGATTGTTCTCTTTAACAGTTATATTAAGTACAGTATGTCGTTTCTGAAACCATCTAAACAAGAAGAACTTTTTAGGTGGTTTGATAGTTTCCTTCTTTGCAGATACAAATAAAAAACTCTCTAACTTAAATCTAGGGGTTATCTTAATCTTATTAGGATAACTCATAATGATATGGTTGTTTGCCCATTCATCTCCCATTATTGTATCTAACTTGAAAGGGTTAACAAATATAGTATCTGGTAGGGTTAAACTATCTGACTTTTCAATGTGAGATAACTTATACTGCATCTGTTTAATCTTGCTATCTTTAATACCAAGCTCTTTTCTTACTTCATTCATCTTTTTAGTGATGGAATCATTGAAGTAATTAAGCTGTTCTATTATTAGTTTATATACCTTAGTATCATTAGTTAAACCACTCAATTCAGCATCATAAGCCTTAATATTCTCAATGGAAGTTTCATACTTAGTAGTTAATTGTCTGTTCTGATATGATAGATAAGCTATAGCTCCAATCAATATTAGTATTATAAATAATATATACTTCTTCATATCTTCTTCCCTTATATTATTGTACAAACATAATAAAAATAAATCACCTATACAAGAGTATAAGTGATTTATTTATATAGTGAACTACTTTGTCTTGAGTACAATATAGTTAGCATCATTATTATAACTTACAAACAATTGTCCATTTTGAACGGTGCTTAAAAATAATGTAGCCCTATCATTTCTTTGTATTACTCTATCTGCCATATCATTATAAATTTCTTATTGTACTTTCAACAATAGATGCCATCTGATGTTGAATCCATGCACCTTTATCTCTTGTAGGATGCCATCCATAAGTAACTCCATTTATCACTTCTGTGTCTCCAGAAAGATTATCACAGTGAAGGATGGAAACCTGTTCTCCTGTAACAGGATGAACTTGGTTCTTACTAAAGCCTATTCTTGTGTCAAACTCACATAAGATGAATCCCCATTTCTTTTGAAGCTCTCTAATAGAGTCATTGAATATAGTTCTTGCATCATGCCAGTGAGTACAAACTACTACCATATAAGGCTTACCGTACTTAGTACCATACCATCTACTATCAGGATTAAGTCTTGCAGCATAACAGTCAGCAGCATATTTCTTCAATACATAATCCCATTGTGCAGACCTGTCTGTAATAGGGAATGTATAGTCATTATAATCTGTCTTTATATTAGTTGTATTATTAACTGCCTGATTATGTGAATGGAATATCAGAAGTACATCAAAGTCTTCAAACTCTGCTTGAGAATATAATGTACCATCATGAATCTTCTGTGCAGTGTGTTGCATTGTTTCACCACTTACAGCCTTATTATAACCAGTAACATTCAGATTCTTACACACATAATCAAACCATTCATTACCTGAATAAGCAAAGGAGGCTCCTGTAAGAAGAATATTCCTATCCTTCAAAATCTGACCACCAGTTGTAATAACTGGTTCATATATAGTTCCTGCATAAGGCTCATAAACTGTAGCTACAGAGCCTTCTTCTAATTGACCAGTAGGAACAAGAACTGAGGCTGATGCAGAGCTTTGAAGTAATATTCTTACATAGAAAGCATCTTCTATATTATAAGTAAATGTAACACTACCTTTAGTACCAGTAGAATCTACTGTCATTGGATATGCTATTCTTCTAATGAAATTATCATTTTCATCAAATAGAATAAGGTACATATTTCTAATAGTAGTATTATAGATGGCTATATCATGTGCAGTATAAGTCTGACCTTGAGTCAAGAATAACTTATTAGTTGCTCTTCCTCTTGCATTAGGAATCCATTGCCCATCTTCTGTAGTATAACCATATAATATGTCTCCCATATTTATATAGTTCTTACCTTTAGGTAATTGCTTATACTGACCTTTAATCTGACTTATGAAATCCTCAGTTGGTTTATTAAACAGATACCCTGCAAAAGAAGTAATAGTAGTTGCTGTAAAACCCTCCTCAATCTGCATATTAGATGGGTCTATAGTTGATGTAGCTGACTTTAAAACAATTCTCTGATAAACCTCACCTTCTTTTCTTCTATATAAGAAAGTAGCTTTTAGATTATTTTCTGATGGGAATGTTATAACTGTTCTACCCAGATAGTTATCATAAATATCAAAGGCAGCTATATACATATTCAGATTAGTTCCATAGGCTCTAACATTCTGAGCAGTATAAGTCTGAGAATCCTTTAAATATATCTTTCCAGAACTGTTAAGAGTAGCATTCTTTACCCAATTTCCATCTGAAAATCCCCATCCTACCAATATATCTTTAGTATCTAAGAAGTTCTTACTTATAGGAGTAGCCTCAAAACTTGAAGTAAGTTCTGTAGTAACTGTCTCTGTAGGTTCCAATAGAGTTAATCTTTCTTCAACACTATTAACTGCTTCTACACTTGAAGCCATTCCTTCTTGCCTGATAACTAAATTAGCATAACCATTAGGATTTTCTGCCTTAATAAAGTTTACCAAACATAGTTTAGCACCACTTGGAATAGTAGTGCCTTTACCAAGTAAAGTTCCTAATTCAGGGGTCTTACCACTAAAGTGCCCTATAATACTTGGAGTAGCTCCTTCTACTTTAATTGTAGTACTACCTTCAAAGATATAAACCCAAGCACAATCATAATTATCATTTGGGATATATCCACTAAAAGCTCCCTCACTATCATAGTTAGATACATGATTATAATCAACAGCAGGCATACCAAATATACCCATAGATGGATATAATTTGTATTTCTGTTTATCTAAGGCTTCTGTTATAACCTTTTGACTTACAGTAGCAGTCTCACTATTACCTAACTCTTGTACTACACCAGCAGAGATAGATGTAAACCTACCATTATTAACCCATCCAGTACTATCCTTGACATATAGTTGATAGATAGGATTAGTATGTTCAGTATCACTTGGGTCATAAGTAGGACCAACACCATAAATATCTCCTTGAACAGCAGTAGAAGGAAGAGCATCTACAGTAGCTACATACCCTTTAATATGCAAACTATTAGTAAATTCTCCACTTAAATCAGACCATGTAGCACCATTATCTCTACTAATCTGTATCTTACCAACATTATCAGCTTGGCTGCTACCAGTAGTTCCTGTAAATCTAAACCATGCTGCAATATAATTAGAGGCTACAGTCCAAGTAAGACCTAAGTCAACAGATTGCTCAAGCTTATTATTGCTTACTCTAAACTGAGTAAACACAGGGTTAGGTGATACATCTACATAGGTACTACCATTAGTATATGAAACTTGTAAGTGATTATTAGAACCTACCCTAAGAATAGGGGTAATACCAGCTTCTCCCTGTGCTTTAATGTTAGTAACTTCTCCATTGATTACCCAATACCCATATAAGGATATAGATATATCACCTACAAGTGCATTACTACCATCTCTCCAGTTTGCACTATCTCCAAAGGTAGTATCATCAATAGCTTCTGCACTATACCATTCAGTAACTACTGTCTTATTATATAGTACATAAGTAACCCATAACCCTTTCCTTCTAAGGCTGGAAGGAACTTGTAGCCTTGTTTGACTTCTACTGCCATTATAAGATAAGAATAGCATATTAAACATTGCAAGTATATCTGTCAATGTTACCCCACTTTCCTTATCTAAGACTGCATCAATAAAAGTCTTAGGGAAGATGTCTTCATATCTTCCCTGTTGACTATTCTTTTTAATTAATTGTTGTATATCTTTCATATTTTATAATATTAAGCTAAACCTGTTCCATCTAAGTTAATCCATTTAGTACCATTCCAGCAGATATATTTACCTAATGTAGTATCAAAATATTGATAACCTATATAAATATAGGCACTAGTAGGTCTATTTGAAGTTGTACCACTTTTATTAGAATTATTATATAATTCTGTCCAAGAAGACCATTTATCAGCATTTCTTACTCTTATATATCCAGCTCTATTATCATTAATATACATAATCTGTATTATATTTCCAGCATATATATTTTTAATAACTTGTAAAGTAAATAGAGCTATAGCGGCACCAGGAAGGTTTGTTATATTAACAGTATTATTATAACAAGTATATACACCTGGAATAATTAAATCATTTAGGTCAGTAGTTTCCCTAATTATAAAATCATAATTTTCTATTTCATTGGTATATAAAGGAGAAACTTGAAAATAGTTTCTTTTCATATTACCATTATATATATAACCATTCCAAATCTTCTTATTAGTTATATTAGTTATATATTTATTATCAAGTATTTCTACATTAGTTCCATTTGAATTCCAAATATACCAAACAGGTTCAGGAGTAGTCAAAAAAGAATAAGTACTTAAACTTGCTGTTTTTACCTCATTATTTCTTCTTGCTCCTGTTCTTCTTATTGTATAAATTTCAACATCTTCACACCCTTTTAATAAATTTAAAGTAAATCCATCTAATAAATCTATATCTATTTTTAATTCTTTCCATGTTTTACCGATAACACTTTTTGAATACACATTAGAACCATTAACTTTAAGAGTTAATACACTATTTACATCTATAGATATAGTAACATTTCCAGTACCAGAATATTCTAAGTAACCCCCTACTTGACTATCTATAAAAGTATTATTTATAACTCTGATAGAATCTCCTTGAGTTCTTATAGCAGCTTCTGAATTAGGAGATTGTTGACCACAATCTTTAAATACATTATTTATAATATTAATATTACAACAACTTGAATCTATATATAATCCTTCTTTATTACTTCTTTCGATATAATTATCTTTTATTAAAACATTAAAAGCATTTCTATATAGATTAATAGCTTGATTAGATTGTTTAATAGTGTTATTAGATATTTCTATCCCATATTCATATAGCCCAGAAGTTGCTCCTGCACTACTCCCAAGAGTTATACCTAAATCTCTAACATTTGTGATAGTATTACCTTTAATAACTACATTCTTACTATACCATTCTTCACATGCAATTCCATTGCCGAATTTAGTAACCGAAGTAGGATATGTAGTTATAGTATTACCTATAACAGAACAATTATCACAATAAGTTACATTTATTCCGAATTGATTTTGTTTTTCTCCAGAGGAATAGTTAGCAAATACATTATTTGCTTCTATTAATATATTTCTACCTCCTTCAAAACCTTCCCTATAAGAATTATTTTTATAACCACATACTATTCCTCCAGAACCATAACAGTTTTCTACAATATTGGATGTTATAATAATATCTTCACTAAATGAACTATATAATCCATTATCTCCACATTTATAACATCTATTATTAATCATTCTGATATTTTTACTATAAGTATCCCATATACCAGCAGATGCACTATTACTAAATGTACAATTTTGTATAAGAATATCTTGAACTAAATAGGAATTTTTCCCTGATATATATACATTAGAAAATCCTCCACTAAAAGATAATTCATCTAATACTATATTATTAATATCTTTAGTATCAGCTGTTATAGAAAATATATCTGTTCTCTTTGCTACTTTGCCTACATATATAAATTTAGTATTTCTCCCTTTTATATAAATATTATCTATATCTGAAATATAAACAGTAGAAGTATTATAATTCCCTTCTCTAAAGATAACATTCTTTTTACTTGTTAGTGTTTTACAAAAATTAAATAGTGCTGTAAGATTTTCTACATTATCAACATTATTTTGATTTATTCCAAACCAATTACCATATATATTAGAATTAATAGTTCCACTGGAAATAATATTATCAAATTTAGCATTCCCTTTAATTATAGTATGATTAAAAGTAATCGTTCCATTAGTAAATGACCCTCCTTGAAAATCAAGTGTACATCCTTCTGGAATAGTAAGAGTACCTCCACTTA